ATTTTTTATATCGTCATCGATACCACCGTAAATTAAATTAAAAGTAATTTTTTTAGATAACTCGTATTCATCCTCACTCAGTTCATCTTTTCCATGATATAATCTACCCAAGTATTCATGTATAGAAGTATCGGGTAAATCATATTTAAGAAAATTACCGATTAACCTGAGATGATAACTTTCATAGTCTACCATCACCAACAGGCCATCGTCACCAAATCTACTTTTAAAGCAATCTCGTTGGCCGTTTTTCTTATTGAGGGCAACATAATTTACATTACCATAACTATTACTGGGTCGGCCTGTTGGAGTTAGCATATTATACTGGCCGAAGACCATTCCATCAGAATTCACCAAGGATTCACTTCCCAACTTAAAATCCTCAACATACATCCCGTTTCGTTCAACTTCAAATAAAGCATTTGAAAAATCATATTCATACGAAACTAAATTTGAGTCAAAAGTTTCTATGTCACGAACAGACTTACACAACTCTTTGAAGTGACTCAAAATTATCATAATAGGAACAGACCTTACATCAGCATACCTTTGTGAAGTTGGATTGAGATTGAGATCAGTTTTGGAATCCAAGTAGGAACATACCCGAGCATCCACCGCATTTCTTATATCAGATACATGATAAAGTAATTTCTTTCTATCAAATATAAACTTAGTTCCCTTTGTTTTGAATACCATATTCAGATAATCAGATGACATCTCAATCAAATCGGGGTGGCCAAAGGAAACAATATAACTTTTACCCAATACATTTACAAACAACGCAAGTGGTTTATTTTCAGACGGATGCATATCAGGATATTGATAGTACACATGAACGACACTCGAATTTGTTTCCAGTACACCAAGTAACGACTTTGCTTCGTGTGGAGTCTCAATAAACATATAATAATATTATATTATACTTCTCTGTAAAATTCAAGAGGATTCGTAAGAAAATTTCTAATACCGGATATAAACGTATCGGCCCTTGATATACTCAGATTATTAAAATCAGATACACCTAAAATTTTACCACCAGCGGGACCACCATCCTTCGTTTCATTACTACCGGTAAGTTTCCAACCTAATGATACACTTATATAAAATGGATTTTTTCTCAAAATTTGAAATTGTTCGTTAGTCACCTCATAAATTGGAAAATTTGGTGACGTACTTTTTCTAACCAAGAACCTATCAACAAAACCGTTCCTATAATCTTCCTCAGTTGGATGTGGTTTAGATTGGTGTGGGTTTGAAAAAAACGAAGATAAATCTCCCGTACCACGATGCCTAGCAAGTACATTGTACCTACTATTCATGTGAACATTAACATTTTCTTCTTCGTCCATCTTTTTATACCATAAATTTATCCAGGGAAAAACATACATTCGAGATCAGTAGTCCAGTCCCCACCCGAGATTGAGTGTTTAACACCCGCTATTGCGAATACCCCGTTATTAAAATACCTGGCGGGGACACCCGAACAGTTAAAAACATCATATAGTCGGAGGCCTTCGATTCCATCCAACTTAATAGACATCTCAACTCCATCCAATCGTTGATTAAATATAATATTGTTCTTAGCATTCCTATCCACCTTGCAATTATCTAACATTCTGTTTCTATCGGGATCTACCATTTCCACATCTATTTCAGGATCTCCTGCGGTTGTTCCATATTTCACGGCCGAAGAGGATGACGATGCCATTACAGACTCAGACGGTCGGGTAGTGATCTTTACTTGTCGTTTGGTGGGATTAGTGCCAAGATATTCCACAACTTTAATGTTGTCGACTTGTTTCTGCGAGATGTTATGCTCCTTCATCTTTTTCATCAGGTGGGGTGGAGCGAACCGTCCTTCTTCGCCAGAAGTTGGGTTTTCTTGTCGCCAATTGTAAATCTGTTCCTTCTCGGAAGAGCTCAGATCTGTTGCGACCTCTTCTTGTATTGTGAGACGATAAACATTCCACTGGTTACGTGGGTCCTCCCTACCCAGTTTGGTTTGAAGCATATCCTTAGAAGAAACATATGAACCAGCGATTATTTTATATTTTTTGTCTTCGGTTTCCGAGAAGTCATATGATTTCCGATCAGACAAATCCATTATAACCTCCTGGCCGGTCCCTCCGAACTCGTCGATGGAGAAGGTTTTTCCAACTAGAAATCTTTGAATATAAGTTACGTCCTGGATAGGTTTCATCTGAGCAGGCATCATTTCTTTTGTAAATTTTTCGGGGGCCGCGCCAAACTTGGTCTCTTTATTCAAATGACTTTGGGTTTTTGCGACTTTGTTGAAAAACTTGGCATTGCAATAAATTTGCCATTTTTGTTTTACCAAAATGGCGCCGAGACCGGTGGAATGTTGGCCGAAGTCTTGGGCTCTTCGTTGTGGGCCTCTCGTTGCGATGGAGGATTCGGGCCCTTCTTTTCGGGCCTTGGTGAGGTTGGCATCGAATCCGGACTGATCGGTTGCTGTTAGTACAATCGGTTTGTCCTCAGGCTTCGCCCCACGTTTATTATATGAAATATCCCACTCTGTGAGTTCGTCATCAGTTTTATATGAAACATGTTTCCCGAGTGCTCCTTGGCCAAGACCTTTGGAGGACAATGAAACTATATATTTGGCTTTATCGGGCATTTGCGGTTTCGTTTTCTCATCCTGGTCAATAACCGTATTATCAGCAGGATTTTTCGCGTGCTTTAATATCAAATCCTGACCTTCCTTTGCATAAAAACCACCGGCATCATCCAAGTTTCCGAAAACTATTTGTGAAGACAATTCAGATTTTGGGTCTACGTCTAAACTCATCTCACGAACGATACTATCTCCTCGGTGGGTTGGAAAGACCAGGGCAGTTTCTTTTTGTGTGCTTACATCTTCAGTTCCTGAAAAATTGGCATCTATCAATTGCAAAGTCACATTCGAAGAGGTGTTGGTATCTGCACCTATAAGTTGGAAATCCCACAGATCTCCAACTGCAGCTGACACCTTTTTCATAATATCCAGTATCATAGCTTCCGCAGTATGGTTTGTGGCCATACCATCGTCAACTACATTGAGATTTACAAATAAATCTGCGATTCGTCCCGAATATCCCAATGTAGGACCGGATAGACCTGGACTTGCATAATCGGGAAAAGGTCGGACCGTGTCCTCCCGTTCTTCATAGGCGGAACTAAGAGTATTCACCCGTGTTCCCGATAAAATTTTATTTTTTATTTCCCCGTGTAGTTTACCGGCTATTGCAGGATGTTGGAAATTATATCCAGCAGTTGTGTTGAATGCCAATATTCTATGCAGATCATCTCTGGGCATTTCTTGCATCGCCTGTTCAAGAGTAAGTGATGAGGAGACTTTGTTAGTCATCTGCTTCACCATATTCAAAAAGGCCTGTGTTGTTTGTTTCTGACTGCTTCGAGCAGAATCTGAGGTACCCTGTTGTAAAACATTATATGATGCAGATGTTGACTGACCGGTGGTAGATTTAACTGAAATACTTGACCCCTCGTAAGTGCTCTGATTCCATCTAGGGGCCAGACTATTGGGTATGAGTAAAACATCACCATCTATTGATTTAATATTTGGATGAGCAATTGCACGTGAGTTCCAACAAGAAACCTCCCAAACTTTTGTATGAGTTCCCTCGGAGGTCCGAGCAAAGAATATATTAAATATATCAAGCAAGTATCCAACCGTAATGTATGTTCCCTCATTTGGACTAGCTGCATAGTATGGTTTTGAGGATGAGTAGGGATCAAACGAGAAATATCGTCCGCGGGCAAGTTTAATTGAATCTGTGTCTGACTTCTTTATCGTGGCAGATTTGTTACCAGCGTGTTGAGCTTCAGTTTGGTTGTTTTGATATGCATCAAGTAGTTCTTCCGATCCCTGTGGGCCTCGGTTGAAGCTCTTTGTTGACCCCGTGATGTCAGAATTACCTACTAACAACCTACGAAGTGCCGACATAGTAAAAGTTCTAATGTCATGTTGCCTGCCATCACTGAGATTTTTCTTTTTGCGGCCGGTCTCGGTCATTATCATACGACCAATTTCGGACATACAAGAAACCAAACAAGTACAATCATAACCACCATCTGCTCGTATTGAATAGGTAAAACTATGAATTAAACCCATTGTATATCCATAGTTACCCTGACCTAGTCTTAACTGCTTTGACGCAGCGGGCATTGGTGGCTCTTGGCCGTGTCTCGTTATCTCGGCCTTTTCATTATTCCAAATTCTAGGAATAAGTTTTTGATAGCTTTCAGGGTTCAGTTGGAGTAAAGCTTCACGTGGATAAGTATTCCACCCCCACTCTACTATTGCTGATATACCTGGTTGGAAAAAATAAGCATCCATGTAATCAAGCTGGGCCTGACTCCACACTGTAAAGTTAATAGTTGTCCGTCTAAAATTCTTACCCGGATCAATATCTTCAGACTCGACACTCACTACCCCAGGGGATGGTCTGTGTTTATAGTCCGGTTCATCAAGCCAGTGTTCCTTTCCTGTTATGTCATATCCAAGTAAAGTTCGGGCATCTCCACCTCCACCATTGTATCCGTCTCCTTTATCAAATCCATATGTATCATGGAAGTTTCCATTGCCCATCAAGATGAAACCTTGCTTTACATTTTTTTTGTCAATTGGGTCGGTTACAATTGCACTTGATGTAACTCGGGCCCAAGAAGTCTTTGGGCCTTTATATATGTTTTTATCCCAGGCAGCTATCGCGATCGGGTCATTTCCCTTAATTGCGTTTAATGCAACAGAATCTTCCATCGAAGGGTAATTGGTTGCTTGACCGGCGGAATCATGTGTGTAATTTAATCCGAAATTTCTCCACCGGTTTAACAACTCCTCACGTACCCACGGTCGGATTTGTGACCGACAAGGAAACTCAACTCCATCTTCTCGGGCCCAATCTTTAACCTCCTTCGCGGTTGGTATGTTACCATTCGCGGTGTGCATTATTCTATGACGTATCTCTTTACTACCCATTATAGTCCATTTATTCTATTATATTCATCTATAATACTATTTATATCACGTGGGATTCTAATTTGCGAGCCTAGTTTTGCATACATCGTTCCGTGGACTTCATTTGCAGCTGCTAGTATCCACCAATAACTAGGATTGTTATAAAACCTATGTGCTAGATGATCAAATCGTGTTTTCTCTACCATCAAAACAAAAGTATCGGAATCTCGTTTGCGAATCTTCGGTAAAATAGACGTAGATACCACACGTTTTCCACTGGCATCAGATTTAGTAGGTATTGCTTTATATCTCATAACTGTTTTTCCAAAATTGAGTTTTTTCCGGAGGAGTTCCACCATCACCAACCCACCACTTCTGGGTACGGCCATCTTTCCCCCACTTTTGTGGAGAAGTAAAGTCTGCTTTAGTTCCCGGTGTGGAGTTGACTACACACAATGCCTCGAATGTCTTTGACGAATCACTTAAACCATATCCTTCTTTCTTGGCCAAGATAGCAATTTGTTGGCAATTGTAATTAATCAGACGGGGTTTTTTCGCACCCCAATCTTGAACTTCAAGTTCTACAATATATGGCCAGCATACTATGCTTTCTGGTTTAGATAAATAATCAAGTGAAATAACTCCTTCAGATTGCGGACGAGAGCTACTGTCCTTAATTTCTTCTTGTTGGATTTCACCATCGTTATTGTTCCAGTCTTTTTTGACCACCATTAAGGCAACTTTTCTGTACCAATCTTGGATAGCACCACGATTATCATCTGAACATACATCTGGTGCAGTATCCAAGTGTTTTCCGGTATCGTCTGCATTGTCGGGTATACTTGTACCCGGACTTGAAGCATGGGCCCATACATCAGTTACACCAGGGACATAGGCAGATGTCTTAAATCTTGCAGATTCCCACTTGAAATTTCCAGGTGGGACTTGGTATGAGTCATCACCATAATCGTCACCGGAGGTAACGACTGTATTGGAACCGTGAGGCCATTCAAACGGGGCACTTGGAGGATTACTGACAACCGTCCATACATTTTTTAATTCCCCCGCATATTTTGTTTTCATCTCATCTCTATCTGCTTCGAGATCTTCTTTTGGGAAAAATGGCAAAACACCGTACCAAACTGTTTTTCCTGAAGAATATATTGTATCTGGATCCCATTGTGTCCAGTTTTTGATCCACTTACCGAATGTAAGATCTGGACGGCCGTACTTGTATTCTCTGAACATATCACGATATTTTTGTGGGACTTTACCGGAAAAGTGTTCCGATTCGATAGTGGTAGGCCTCATAGTTCTACTGAGTTCTCCTCTTGCCTTGGCATCACCCTCACTCCACCCCCAGCGGCCGACAGTCAACGCATCCGGTGGAAGTCTTTCTTCACCCTCGTTACTTTCTTTCCACAATGATTTACCTGTCATATCACATACAATCCAAGCACACACAGCACTCTTCCAGTAACCCACATGTCTGGCCAGTCCCTGTTTCTTCTGTCTGTGAGTTTCACCAAAGAAGGTCGCAAACGGTTCATCTCCTTGGTCTTTCTTAAATTCCTTTGTTTCGGCATCACGGAAATTGAATTTTGTATATGTGTCGTCTGCTTGGGGAGATGTTTCGGGTGGGGGTGGACCACAGTCCTCCGTGATCTTAAGTTCCGGATCGATATGCACAACGTGTGTACCCGGTTCAGATACAAGTTCATCGTTTTTGGCAATTACACTAAGTTCATAATAACCACCTGCTACGAACGTCATTTCATATTCTGTCTCCGGACTCTCGGCCACGACACCCAAGTTTTCCACTATTTCGTATTCGGCCGAATTGGAAGCATCATCTATATCACCCGCGGGTTTAGTTGTACTCAGACTTACTTCATAACGGGTTGCATTGGTAACACTGGCCCATGACCACTTTATTTTTAACTCATTGGTTGGAGATTTTGTCGAAGGGTTTGGTGTCTCTAAAGATGTGATTGGTGCTGGATCCTTAACCTCAAACACATATTCACCTTTTTTCGATGTTTTTACTAGTTTTCCATTTTGTTTTTTCTCGGCAATTACCGTTACTTGATAAAAACCCTCCTTTAATGCAAGCAACGGAAATGCTTTCAATTCTTTTGAATACTGAATAACGCCATAATCGATTTCGGGTTTGTATGCATACACACCAGGTGATACGTATGTGTCGTTAACCTTGGCCAAGGAAACTCTATAAGCAGTTGCCTCATCGACTGCGGGCCAAGTGAACTCTGGCTTTGAATTTGTAGTTGGGGATTCCGCAGTGGGTTCCGGGGTTTTCAGTGGTTCACTTGGTTGGGTGGTGACGTCTCCACCTTTATCCGGATCATCTAATGTGGGTCCACACGTAAAATCAAATACTTTAAGGTACGGTGATATTCCGGAATCGTCGTTGGGGATGACCAAACGTTTGCCGTTTAATCTCCAAGGATTACCATCGTACCCCATCCATTCCAATTTATTTTGTTCATATACACTTGTATACCCGTAATTGTCTTTAACAAAATCTACCTTACCAGGGTCACATGGATATGTTAAATTACCGATGTTTTGATCGGCAACAATATATGCCATCACATCCCCCATCCACATTTTAAGATTTCGGTCTACTACTAGATTAACTGCTTCATCTGATGTTTTTGGACCAACTGATCGGGTATATTGATCAGTTGCTCCGACTTCACCTACGGCATACGGGCACTTGGGTGGTTTGGGTGGTGTTGCACGTTTATCGATCTGTACTTCGTGTGATCCAGGGGTTGACCAATCTGTTCCCGATCCCGAGCGAGCAGGGACCCCCGCCTTCACGGAAATTATATGTGTTCCTATTGCCAGAATGTTCGGTGGGGTGAAGTAGTTATCCTCTGTTACGGTAGTTACACCGAGAAATTTGATTTCATATAGTTTCGCATCAGGAACCGATGGCCATTGCCATGTGGGTTTTCTATTAGGAGTTGGTGTATCTGTTGTTGGTTCTGGTCGAGGTACCTGACTTGACTCAGGATCTTTCGGGGGGTTTGTCCACGAAGTATTAACCCATTCAATTTTCTCAAGAAGGTGGTCTTTAACCCAGGGTTCAAAGTGGCCATCAGAGGTTTTATTTTCAAAATACACACCCTGTTCTTCAAGGCCTTTGTTGCCCTTTATTTCTCCCATATCGACTTTCCTTTCAATCTCAAGTAGAAAATGTTCCTGATCTTCTATTTTCTTTACAAGGTATGTTGTATCCGTTTCTTTTTCTGCCTCCGGATCGGGTCGCATAAGTGTTCCTTTATTGGCACGAGCTTTATATTCTGTGGTGGCCGTTGCAATGTCTTCTTCTTCCGTTCCAAGGAGCAACATGAGATGATTCTCTATTGCATTTCTAGTTGCTCCACCATTATAATGTTTCGCAATGATGGGTTGATATTGCATGTCTGCCATTCGTTCCAAAAGTTCTTGTCGTTGCACTTTGTTCCATGCACCCACGATTCTATAGTTCAAAACTGGTATTTTAGGATTTGCAAGTTGGAAGGGTATATTTTCATCCTCGGCCACCAGAGCCTTTTGCAGTCTTTCCCGTTCTCTAACAAATCTACCCGTATCACTTGGATCAAGTTGGTAGGCCATCTCGTCATCTGATTTAAATCCGTCACCTGCTTCAGCTTCGTGTTTGACATTGGTTCTTGTTTTATTGCCGGCCTCGTCCGTCCCATGTTCAATATTTGTATACCCATTATACTTGTATAATCTATCCCATAACATATCCGCAAGATCGTCTTCCGATTCGATATCAACAGGAGTTGAAGAAATCCTCTGCTTTGTCTTACTCACAAGTGCATAAAATCCAATCGTAAGTTCTGACATACCTTGACCCGAGATTTTACTTCCTTCGGTGTCAGTTGGTAGATTAAGTCTGGACTCAACGTTATCGTCGTATTTATAATAAGTATACTCATATGTACCCGGATAAACCTTATGACCCTTTATCATTTTATTCCTATCGTCTTCATACGGAATATAATACATATCATCAGTTTCTATCCCAGTTCCCTTATGTGCATCTTTTGCCAAATCACCCCACTTGCTCAGTGGATATTGGTCCGTGTTGAGGTGGCCACGCATAGCATCTGTTAATGAGTGTTTACGAGTGCCTGTGTCATCTTCGGGTGACGGAATGTTGGGGGATGTCGTAGTCCCAATTTCTCTTGAAACAAACTCGGCAAGTAATTTTCTCACCTCATCGACTTTCTTATAGTTGTTGGGGTTGATTTGTTGCGAACCGTTCTTGTCTAATTTTATTACCCCAGACGAAGAGTTCATAGTGATTCTCATTGAACCAATAATCACCGGTTGTGTATTACCCGCAATTTCTCGAATTTCTTCTATCTCTTCAGGTGTACAATTTATTTTAAATTTCCCGTAAACGGCAGATGGAGCTCGTTCACCATTGTATATATGTGGTTGACCGTTGCCATTAAACTCCATCCACACCGCACCCGTTTTACTGTAAACTCTGAATATGTTTGAACGAGTTCCTGGGTCTTTACGACGTTTGGCCTCGGGTTCGGCAGAAAGTTCACCATTTGCGGTTTTTGCCTGGTGACCCGGTGTTAATTTATATACATCGAATGTGAATGGACCCGAACCTATGTGTGGTTGGCCGATTTCATCTGCTATCCAATCCGCAACTTCACGTAACCACAAATTTAGATTTCTAAGTTCCAGAGAAGCCATATACTTGGCATCTTTCTTTTCATATAAATCTTTGTCAAGATACCCAATCAGATCACCATCTGGTTCGTCATTTTTCTCATCATAACCCCCGACTGGATACGGACACCTGGGTGGTTCTTTGATATCATCCTCCTCTTCTCGGGGTTCATCGTTAAATGCACTGGTGTACATACAGGTCATTCCCTCGGGGACTTTCTTGCCATTTATCGTCTCTATACATTTCGTGCCATTCCAGTCACAACTAGTTACCTGGTCGATGCCCATTAAAGCTGCAGTATTTTCACACGCACACGACTTCCATGATTCCAAGTCAGATTTATACCGGCCGGGTTTCTTAGTTTTCTTCATACCACTTGTTCTGCCAATATAATGTTTGGACGGTGGGTATGAAGTGCATGACGGATTATCAGTTCCTTCAAACGGGTCGGGTTCTGCTGGTTTTTTTGCAAGTTCACCTTCAGGTCCATCACCACCGACAACTCCCGTAGGTTCGGGAATTTTACGGCTGGGGTTGGGATAAATTAGATTATAGTTGAAACCCTGTTCCATTATCGGTCCATTATCATGAGTATCCTCACTCACAGGTTCGTCTTCACTTCTCCAGTGACCAAAATGTCTGTTGTTAAGTTTGGGAAGTCGTTTTTCAAGAAACTTAAACGAGAGGGTTACTTGGGCCATATTGGGGTACTGGGCAACCAAAACATTATCTTCCTTTTTAGTAGTAAACGTATTGTTCAAATATTGATATCCTTCCGAACGATTTACCTCATCGGATGTAAGTTCCCATGCAGCTTCGGGAGGAATTGTAATTGCTACACTCGGCATTACAACTGGTTGATCAACATACATATCTCCTATATTTAACTTCAGGAATGGAGGTATTATAAAACCACCAATTGCTACGCTAGATTCATCGTCTACCTGGGATGTGTACCCCGCAGGTTTTGTCAAACCAACCAAGTAATTAAGTCGTTGCCACATAGGGTGCAACTCTTTTAAACTAAACGCTGCCACGGTAAAGTCAATAGATACCTGCCGAGTAAATCCCGTATATATCTGTACATTATCCGCACGACCTATATAACGGACATCCTGCCATTCAGCATCCGACTGATCGGATATTGAATTTATGAAAGACCTAAATGGAATATATTTTTTATTAACGATATCATGTAATATAAATGGAACAAAATCCCAATCCCTCCAAAGTTTTTCCGAATCCGGTATTTTCACCAGGGAATCGGTTGGATCTGGTAGTGGATACAATTTATTATACTCATCATACTTTATCATTGGACCTGATGTATAATTGGGTTGTTTCTTTTTAGACACATGGTCTTTGCTTTTTTTGTATCTGTCCTCGTATTTCTTGGATGCGTTTTCTTTTAATTCATCTTTACGAGTTGAACCACCCACATTTATAAATTTCTTCGCGTCGGTTTCTTTGCCAGCGGAAATAGAATCAATCATCTCTTTCCGTTTTGTATCGTTTAACATACCCACTTGATTTGGACCATCGGAAGCAAACGCATTTCTCATCATGGCCGCCTTCATGTCATCTTGGAATCGTTCATGAGCAGCGTGGGTTTGGTTAGCATATACACTTATGGAAGGTTTGTCCGTGTCCAACGACAGAGTGTCATTTGAGGGGTTGCCCATTATCTGTGGGAACTTCAGCAATTTTAGCACAAGTTCCGACTTGGAAACATCTTCACCTACCTTGTTTACGCTACGGCCGTAGTGATTCATTATCAGTTGATCACTTTGCTTATCTAAATAATGATTCCAACGGGGTGTGTCCTGTTCGTTTGTAGCACTCCAGTAAATTGTTCCGCGGTCTGAGTATATTTGTTCCACACTTTTCGCTATGGACAATCTATCCGTAGAATATCGGAAAGGTGTGAAAATGAAACCCTTTGGATGTGGGTTGCCGGCCGAGGGATTGACCGACTTTTTGTTCTTTTGCTTCTTGGGCATCAACCCTTTCTTAGAAATCTGTATTTTTGTGGTCATATCTTTTATTAATCATGTGCCTTTGCTACTGATTTTGATACCTTGCGGCCGTCCATGTTCACGGAAATTCCACCATTCTGCATAAGCTTAATTAGTTCGTCAAGTTTTTTTACAACTTTTTGCGAGTCTTCTTGTTGTTCCCCACTTGCAGTTTGTGCAGATGGTGATTTGAGTTTGGCAATCTCGTCGACAAAAACAGATTCCCCTCGGATATATATAGATTCAAACTGACCCATGTCGTTATCACCGGTGACACTCTGTTCAAACGCTGGTTCGGAAAAATCAAACCAATCAAGTATTTTAGATGGGTCCGGTAATATATTACTAGCAAAGTCGGCAATTCGTGTGAACATATTCGTGGATGATTCGGCCGAAGTTGTCTGAAGTTTGGTGCTGATCGATTCTTCCACATTGGGGATGGCCGTTGTGGATGCAAGTTCCTCTGCAATCGGTTCAGTTACTGGTTTGGAGAATATCTCCGCAAGTGTTGGCGTAGTTGGAGTTGCTTCTTCAATTGGTGTTTGTGCAGGTTGCGGAATTGGGGCAGAGGATATCTCCTCAAGAGTCGGTGAAGTAGGTGTTGGTGTAGGTTGTGGAATTGGGGTAGAGAATATATCCGCAAGTGTTGGTGTAGTTGGAGTTGCTTCTTCAATTGGTGTTTGTGTAGGTTGTGGAATTGGGGCAGAGGATATCTCCTCAAGAGTCGGTGAAGTAGGTGTTTGTGTAGGTTGTGGAATTGGGGCAGAGAATATATCCGCAAGTGTTGGTGTAGTTGGAGTTGCTTCTTCAATTGGTGTTTGTGTAGGTTGTGGAATTGGGGTAGAGAATACATCCGCAAGTGTTGGTGTAGTTGGTTGTATATCAGAATGGATTTCCTTGAGAATGGAAATATCTTGTTGTACAAGTTTAACCCCGTGTTGGATTCGGGCCAGGCCAACCGGATCATCTGCATACTTTGCGGTCTCTTCGGCAAGAAATATCTCTCGGCTTGCAATTTGTTTCGTTACATCCTCGTGTGTAGTATATACCTTTCTGAGATGTTGCTCTCGTTTTACCTCGGTGTCCGTTTTATTGGCCAAGTCAGACGGAGAAGATTCTTGACCTACAACAAACTCTTCAATTGTGGGAGGAGACACTTCCATTAGTTTAGCAGGAAGAGTTCCCTCTATCACAGAACCCACAGAACCCATATTACCAGTCGTCCCGGTCGGTCCTTCCAGACCACTTACACCCCGTGTGCCGATGGTTTTCAGTTCACCCAATTTTTGCATATCTAGTTTTTCAATGGTATTTGTCAATGACCCAAGTTCTGCATTAATTGCCTTTAGTGCCTGGATGGCAGGATCTTCTATTCCTGAAAATACGTTCATTGCATCCACAAATGCAGAAGCAAACGTTTTTAACTTACCCGCACTCTCTTCATCAAGGGTGTGACCCACGGCCTGCAATTCCTTTAGTTGACCAATTAGACTTATGTCACCCACACCCGATAGTTTCGATATACTTTCAACAAATTTTACAAACGAAGAACCCGTGGCCTTGAAAAACTTTCCGATGGACTCACCTTCTCCGTCATTTACATAATCAGCAAATTCCTCTATACCTTTTCCAATGTCAATTAAAATGCTATCAAATCCTTCACTTGGAAGTGGTGCTTGGGCAAATGCTTTTAAGAATGGAATCATTCCTTGTTGTATTGTTACGAGATGTGGTAATATTGTTAAGTCGGTGGGTGCGAGTTCATCAAAGAATTGAAAAATTCCATCTCCCACATTGTTCATAATTGAGTGTACATCTTCTGGAATTGATGACAGTGGAATTTTCGCAAAGTTAGTTATAAACGGAGTTATTCCTGTGTCTATTTCCACCAAGTTAGGTAATATAGTTAAATCTGTTGGTGCAAGTTCATTAAAGAAGTGATAGATACCGTCACCAAGATCATTCATAATAGAACTTACGTCTTCAGAAATAGATGACAAAGGAAGTTCCGAGAAGTCTTTCACGAATGGAATCATACTAACTCCAATCTCAGGTAATATCTTTATTTTTGATGTATTTACTTCGTCCATTGCATCAAAAAATTCTTCTAAACCGTCAGCAACTTTTATTAAATTCTTAGAATCGCTTGTTTTTATTTTAGGTAACGAACGAGATAATCCATTTAATAATTTAGTTAAACCTCCTGTTATTTTGTCGATGGAAGTAATTGTGGTTGGTTTTACACTTTCAAAAACATTAATAAAATCACCCAACCCATCACTTACCATTTCTATTTTATCACCAAAATCATCGGTTATGTTATTAAGAAATCCTCCTAAGTTTAAACCACTTAGAATTTCAAGTGATTCTATATTTAAATCTACTGAACCCAATTTATCAATAAATCCCATAAGTTGATCAATTGGATCTTGTGGCGCATCTGCTCCAAACATTCCAGCAAGTGAATTCCCCATTGCACCGACAGCGTTTCCAATTCCCGCAGTTGCATTACCTGCTCCAAATGACGATAATGCGTCACCAAAAGTTTGCAATGCAGAAGCAGCCGTTTCTAAAATTGTTTCCATACCAGCAAGACGATCAAACGAATCTAGCAATGAACCAATTTTATCAGATACTAATATAATTGATTCGGATTCTTTTGCGAAATCAAGTATTTTTTGTAGTGGAGATTTATTGAGTTCTTTTGTATCTGCACCGAACAAACCTGCAACTCCATTTCCAAGTGCACCTACTGCATTGCCCACCCCTGAAGCAGCTGCTCCGATGCCTGCACCAAGACCAAATCCGGCCATCGCCGCACCTACTGCAACCAATGCACCGGCAACTGCTAACAAATTACCCGCATCGATTTCGGCCAGACGAGTTATATCATCAACCATTACATTTATCGCACCCGAGACGGAATCTATCACAATGGCAATACCCTCTGCAACTGAAGTTATAAAACCGGTAATCACATCACCAATTGCAGTTATCACAGATGCTATCGCATCACCAACAGATGTAACTATTGACGCAATTGCCGTGGCCACGTTTACGATAACATCACCCATCGTTTTAAATCCGATAATCACTCTATCGAGAACCCCCAATATAAAACCACCAAGGACTTCTGCGAATTTCAGAAGAGCTGCAATTAGACTCTGCATTACGGGGACCAATGCGGTGGCCAGGCCGATGACCATCTTACCCCAGGCCTCCATCAATGGTGTTACTAAACTCAGACCATATCCAAGTGGTATAAACGCAAGTGATAATAATAAAAGTGCAGCTGCTCCTGCTATAGTCACTGGTGCAAATGCACCCAACAAAGCTCCGGCAACCCCTAGAAGAGTAATTCCGGCAGCTGCCAGGGCGAATTCACCCCAACCGACACCCTTCAACAAGGTCATAGCAAATGCAAATGGAACTAACGAAGCACCTAATATTGCTATAGCAAACGCACCCTGCATCAACGATTTCTTTGCTTTATCCATGCTTTTAGCCATCGCTACCAGACCGGCCATCGCAGCGAATCCGAGCCATGCAGTTGACCAATCAACTTTTCCAAACTCTTGAAATGCTTTTGCCGTAATCCATACCGCACCTGCAAGAATGACCATCGCGACAGCTGCTTTAATCATCTTTCCTGTTTTTAGTTTATTGATTGCCTTGGAAATACTAGTAAGAAAACCACCACCACCACCAGCGGCTCCGGCCGTTGCAGACGTTTTAATCAAAGCTGCTATAATTGACAATATACCAGGTATGACTTTAAGAGCAACGATTGCAAGTCCAATGCCGATTAAGAGGCCTAACCAATTCTCCGCGACAAATTTGACTGCATCAACGATACCTCCGATGACAGCTTTTAATTTCTCCATCCTTGCCGTGCCTTCACCCGTTTCCCCCGTAAACGATTTTATGAAGCCCAACAACTCGGGTACATACCCCTTGACAATTGGAAGCAAAATCGTAGTAATTTTGTGCCACTCGGCCTTGAGTTCGTCCATGATGCCTTTTTGCGCTTCCAGCAGTTTGTTTTTTTCGTGCAAAATTTTAAGTTTCTCCAGTTCAGACTTACCTTCGTCCACCTGGAGTTTGGCCCTCTTAGCTAAGATTTCCTTAGCCTCCACATCTCCTGCGTTGGCCGCCCGTTGAAGCATGTTTTCGGTTTCGCGGGCTTTGTTCATGTTCATGAGTTCACCAACCGAAGTACCCATTGCATCGGCAAGTGCTTTTTGTTGCCAACGACTCATGTTTTCCAAACCACCCAACGAATCCATAATTTTGAATCGTTCTTTCATCATTCCATTTACGTCACCAGCCATTGCGGCCTGTCGTAGACCGTTCATGCTTATGTGACGACCAAACATTGAACTTGCTTGCATCTCGGAGTTGATGCTTCCTTCAAAATCCAACAATGATTCGGCGGAGGAGGCTGCATCTGACAAACTCGATCCCATTCTTCTTGCATGGATAGCACCCAGTGCAAGTGCCTTCGCAGAACCTTTGGCAAATATCAGGGCCTCTTCACCTGCGGCTGATACATCTTCCATTACTTGAGCATACTTAACCCCGTGCTTCTGAGAAAGTGTTTTCATTTCCATGGCCAAACCTTCGGCCTCTCCTTTTGCAGTTGCCCCAAGTTTCATCAGGTTTGCCATCGCACCTGTCGTGGTTGCGGCCGCTATTCCGGTTGCGCTTTCCAGCACGGCAACAAACTCAATTTGTGCAGCGGTGGCATGATCTACGGTCGCATTTACATCGGACCATGCAGCGGCCGACTCATAAAATTTTTCGGCCCATATGCCCATGTTTTTCCATCTACCCTCCATTTCAAGGATTCGGTCACCAAGGCCTTGGACTTGTTCGGCCCCCATTCCCATTTGCAATCGGAAATCTCTTGATAGACCCTCAAGTCTACTCATTTCACCCCATGCACTTTTCAACAAAAATACAAGTGCGCCGACAACAACAAGAACAAGTGTAAACGGATTAAGCAATGCACCCATTATTGCTTTACCCATTCCACCAATTGCACCACCGATTCCTCCGATGTTCTTTTTCATTGCAGTGGCAAAACTGTCTCCCTCTGCCATTGATGATTGCATTCCTTCCGTAAATCCTTGCCATTGTTTCTTTGACTGTTCAGCGGCCTCTTTAAGTGGACCTTCCACGTGTGATTTAAGCAAACCACCAACAAGTGGTAGTGAACCGAGTGTATCCGATATCCCACCTGCGATTGAATCAAATGAACCCATTACAGCATCATTTGCAGCTCCCCATTTTTTAATATAATCATCCATCCCAGGACCCAATCTTTCGAGTTCCTTTTTTTGCTGGTCTATTAAATCAACTTGTGCAGCGGAAAGATCTAAGTTATTTCTTTGTAGTTGTCTACGAGTGGCAGTTATTTGATTTATGCTCTTACCTGCATTTACTTCCTTTATTATAGTTGCAAGATAACCATCATGTATACTTTTCAAACCCACTTGTTGTGCTTGCAGTCCAGTTATATGTCCCTGTTGTTCAATAATACTGCGGTTTGCTTCTTTTATTATCTCACTATATTCCTTGTATGCATCGGATTCAAATGGGGTTGCGGCTCTTGCCTGCTCGGTCATAAGCACGTTTCGTTGTTGATCGGCAATGTCATCCGTAAGTTTTACTTCATCACCTTTCATCTTCTCAATTCGTTGTTGGATACTTACTTGCTGATCCAAGGCCTCCATGCCAAGTTCAGTTGTATCGGTTATTCCATTTAAGTTTGTATGCAACGAAATTAAAGTGTTATCAATAGCCTCATAACCGGTCTTGATTCCAGTCAGTTGGCCATCCATTTTGGCCAGTTTGTCCTCACCTGTAATTTCTATATTCGCAGCGGAGTTTGCTTCAAGAAAATTATCACGGACTTGCTTTGTCAAGTCCTTTACTTCTGACATGGGTCCAGACGCAAATTCACTCAATGCCGATTGAATGTTTCTGCTTACGTCTTGTATATCCTCCATGCGAATAACCGATTAAAATAAGATTAACCCCGTGGGAATTTATCTATATCAGATGTGCCATAATAGTCCTTGAGTTTCTTGCGAAATTCTTCCGCACCCTTGACATAATCTTCAAGTGCCGATTTGAACCTCGGGTCTCTCGCGGCGAGTTTCATAACCGCCTTGGATTTCTTCCCAAAAATCCACTTTGCGATAGTACCTATAAACTCGTTTAATTGTTCCTCAGTAAGAGGTTTATTTATTTTTACATTGCCATTTTCCATATATAAATTTCCTTTGCGTACATATATCCAAATATAAATATATGCTTTTGAAAATTTATATATAATATTGACTATCTAAATGAACTCGGTGGTCGTGCGGTGGACGACCGGGAAGAAGACGAGTTTGCTTTTGATTGCTGAGCCTTTATTTTATCCGACTCTTTTGTTTTTACATCAAGTAGCTTCTTTGAGTAGAACCTACGCAAGTAAATTGGCATATTATACACAATGCTTTGGTTAAAAGCACCTTCACTATAATAGCAGAGATTAAAAATCTCTTCGTGGAGTTGGACTCTATACTCCTGAGGAAGGGTAAAAAAAGTCGACCCCTAATGGGATCGTCATCCTTTCTTCGTATCCGGTATCCTCGGATTCGAAATTAAAGGTCATATCAAGGTCTGGAGTATTTTCCTTAATGTGTTCTCTAAACGCAAGACTATCTCTTGCCAACAACTCTTTATCCACGAAACTTTTTATCTTTGCTCTGTCATCGTCACCGTCAAGTGCTTTGATAACATACTTCAATCTAGTGGTAACTTCTGCGGTTTCGTGCTTATTCTTTGTGAATTTTTTCATTCCCTTGAGTTCTGCGTCAATTGCTTGTTCATCTTTGTGTGTCATCAATGACCAATGAATAAGTCTCTTGCTATGGGGAAGTTCAAACTGAAAAATATTCTCACCTCGGGTATGTTCTGAAAGGTCAACTTCTTTTGGGTTCAATTTTGTCAAGTCTATACTATCCTCAACCTCGTCCCCCGTTGATGGGTCTTTAAACTTAATCCTATAATCTTTTCCATATGCCAAAACCCTAGCAGCGATAAAGATAGCATTTTTATCTCCGACCAATATGTCATCCAACTTTACACCAGGTGTAACGATAAGTTGCTCAAGAAGTTTATCCAAAACTACACCCTTCTTAATAAGATTTTGACTTGTCAGAATATCTTCTTCCTTTGCAGTCATGTACTTAATATCAATCTTACCTGACGCAATTGGACTCGTTTGATCATAGAAGTACCCCTGACTTGGTAAATCAACTACTTCACTTGGATACTCTGTCTTTTGTACAGCATCAGTAGGAACAAATCCGGTGGTTGGTTGTGTAGGTGTCTTGGGTTTGACGGCTTCTGATTTAGATGATTTACCATCATTCCCCATTGCCTGACGAACTTCGTCGGGTATTTGAATATTATCTTCGTTTTCCATAAATGTAACCTTTATTTAAGCATATGTATAAATATATACTAATATATATACATATACAAGAAAAAAATATTTTAGAAGAAAGTGGTGGGGTTTTTTAATAATATCCTAGCCGGCCTGAGCAAACTTCAAGATCGAGGCGTGGTCGTTATAGTCGAAGAATTCCTTGTCCTTCTTACCGTTCCATGTTTTGAACACGGTCACTCCGAGTTTCATATCATTAACAACTATTTTTTTGCCACCTGCGGTGATGAACACCATTCTACCCGAACTGTCATCTATATCATATGGACGTCTAATCTTACCTTTGTGTACCATCTTGATGAAAAACTTTACCAACGCCGTATATGAGGAACTAAATCCCTCACACAATGTTTCGGAATTTTTGTCAGTATGTACTTCCTCAAAAATATCCAGAATAGTTTGTCTCAAATCATCTGTCTTCATAACCAATAAATATATATGTCGAAAAAAAAAACTCCCAAAAGGGAGTTTTTTTTAAATACAACCGGATTTCGTTACTAATATAACTTAGTATTGGAGGATTGCGTAATCATATGCCACAGTCAATGAAACATTCAATGGGTCACCTGTTGACCAATCCAATGTTCCGAAATCAACTGCCGTACAGAACGCACCCTTGATTGTCCATTCTTCTACTTTATCACCGACAGGACCCAAAAGGTTGATAGTCATGTCTTTCTTGTAGAAATCCGCATAACCATTTCTACCAGTTACAGATTCGTGGGAGAGACGAATCCATTCCATTGCCGCCTGAGCTGCACTTGGAACTACTGGATCGTAAAGTACCATTGTGAGGTCTTGCCATTCGGCTTTACCACCTCTAAGTTTTCGTTTGATATTGATATGATCAATCGTGACCGGATCAATATTAAGATTTGGACGAGTTACCGACTTGATAAGATATGCGGGTAAACCATCTAAATACATTATAAATCTATTTGCTGTCTTGGGTTCGAATGCCGTGAAAAACATTTCGTTTACATCTATTACTTCTGCCATTTTATTTATTCTCCGTTAAAGGTTGTATTTATCATAAATATTTGTTAAATCTTTGAAAACTTCCTTTTTCTACTAAAAGTTGTTCATAAGATAAATATCTAATTCTTAAAAAATATATTTATTTATCTTTCCTTAATTTTTTACCCACCAATTTTGCAGAACCATATAATACAGCTCCGATAAATTGAAAGTGTTGGGGGCCAGGCCACGGGAAAGACAAACCTATCATTCCAGTTGCGAATAAAGTCAACAATGCCATTCCCTCTGGGCCCGCAAATAATGAAGATAACGAAAACCCACCTCCAAGAGCAAGGATCATATCAGTCATATCAAAGTCATAATCTGCATTGCCCGTGAATGTCATATTCAACCATATGTAAATTAAAATGCCCGCAACTGCCATACCAGCAATTCGTTTGGTCTTGGGGTGCTTTGCGAGGAACGCATCCAATGCCTTCAGCTTGTCCTCTGTCCATCTACCAACCTTGGTGCTTGCAATGTATTCACCAATCGCCTTTATCACTTCCTTGTATGCCTTAAAGCCCGTCTTTACAAGTTTGAATAACCACTCCATGCTAAACTTTATTTTTGCGAAGAACTTAAATACAGTCTTATCTAGAAATAACTTAACCAGATCCACCAACTTAACCTTTACCAAATCTTTTAACCCCGTGATGAATGACCAAATTTTCTTCAAGCGACCCGGAATTACGAACTCATTTAACATAGCAGACTCGGACTCAAGTTTGTTTTCCTTAACGAATAAACAAAATTCCTTATACTGCAACTCGTGCAAAATACTAGTAAGAGACATTTCCATTATAGATAAATATATATGATGCAAAAAAAAACCCCTCCGAAGAGGGGTTTTTGATGTTTTAACTTATTTGAATTTGTTTCTTAACCAAACGTAGCACCGGTTGCTTGCAGGTTGAAATCAAGTATAATGAATTCAACTGCACGTGCAGGTTGTAAGAAGATTTGTCCGTACAGAATATTTCTGTCGATCAAATCAGGTGTATTGTTTGATTCGTCCATGACAACATTGAACGCATATAGACCTTGACGTTGCTGAACTGCTTCAAGATAAGGATTGACGATTGCCAAAAACTTATTTCTTGTAGCAGCGGTGTTTTGTTCAAATAACAAGTAACGAGATGTACTTGCGATGAACTTCTTCAACGTAATCAATAGACGTCTTACGTTGATCCTATCAAGGGCAGATGATCGTCTCTGTAGTGTTTTCTGTCCGAATGCCACAATACCTTGTCCGGGGAACTGAGCAATTGGATTAACCTTACCTTCGTAAAGTGTATCTCTTTCGGCAAACGTAAGTCTGTCCATTACACTAATTGCTTGTTCGAGTCCACCACGATTCAAACCTGCTGGGGCAAACCACTCAGCAGCGGTTTTATCATTGGCAGCGTAAACTGCTGGCATGATTGCACTTGGTGGATATGCTTGAAGTGAATTAGTGGAAGGATCAATAATCTTTACCCAAGGGTAATATGTAGCAGCGTAATTTGAGTCAATGGTAGATGCCTCGGTTACTGCTTCATCGACTTTACCGGGTTGGCCGGTTGCAGATACAACATCAAGAATGTAAAAGCAATCTTCACGTGTTTCACATAAATCGACACCTTCATTTACTATACTTCTGTGTTGTTCAAGGTTTAATCCAGGAGTTACCAAAAGATTGATATCAAATTCGTCTTGATTGCTCAATGCTTGGAATGCTCGTCTGTATGCCTGTGAACCACTTGATTTGCGTTTTGATAAATCCATACCCTGTACATTCTTAGCAGAAATATCTTCACCCAACAGAATTGGTTGAACTGGGGAATGGCCATCTTCACCACCTTGGAATCCTACCATGAATCTTCTAGCCCCACGAGCGTCTGACTCAAGGGATGGAGAATTGGGTGATGTCTCGATTGGTAGAGCATCTTCATATAGTATTTCATCATCGATGTTTTTAACAATTCCCTTGGAAACAAAATCATCCAAATAGTACCCAGCACCGGCATGTCCGTAATTTTCAGGAATTGGTGCAAACAGTTCATGAGTATCTTTACTCCAATTGGGTATTACAAGAACACCATCAGGAGAATCTTCATTAAAGATTGCACCATTGAAGTATCTTCTAGGAACTGTGGAATATTGAGAATGGTGGTTATATTTTGGTTCTGGTAAATCTAAGATTCCATCGTCACCCGGTGGCAGACCTTGGTCATACCCAAACGGGGTCTTGTATGGATCGTGACCGTAAGGCATACATTGAGTTGGTGCGATTTGATCCGCTGGCATTTCTACACGAACCCAATCACTTCCGTTACCGTAATCACCTCGGTCTATGATTTTTCCCATTTCATTGATGTATGTAAATCTATCACCAATAACACGGGGCAGAAATCTAGCACTCATTGGATCAAGAGTTACATTTCTGAAGTCTTCTATGACAGTTTGAGTTTTGTCATTATCATTAAATTCACGAACAATCACACTAAACGTTCCGTAGTCCGTTCCATCCAATGTACCTGGTGTTTTAATGTTGTAGAAACCTACTTTAACTTCTTTATTAGATTCTTTTCCGTAACTGCGAGTATGCAATCTAAACAACTCATACCTAGAACCACTAATTTCTTGTGACTTAATCCAAGGTGTGGATGCAGGACGACAAACATGACGTTCATCTCCACCCTCATATGGTTTGAGGTCTCCGTCCGGAAGACCGTCTTTTGGATCGGTGTCTTCTTGATCTTCATCCTGGAAGTCCAGAACTGCGTCATCAATTTGAATACTTATGTTGAATGTTGCACCGTGATTCTCAATCCAGTTGAAGATCTCTTGTTGTGAACTTTCAAAATAAGAAGTAAAATATCCAGGTTTTTTATTCCGTTGTGGAGATCTTCCGAAAATGTTTTGTAAACTATCAGGAGAAGCCGGATTGAGATCAAATCGGTAACTACCAACCGTTTCTGGTTCAAATTCATCATTTGAAGATGCGGCCGCCTCTGGGTTGTATGACATCGATAAACTCAACTCAGCCTTGGTGTTGCCCTTGGAGAAAGGAATAGGACCTAAATTCATATCGTCACCATCTGTCGTAAATAATTTAGAACCCTGAAAACCAATACTGGTCTTGCTCGGGGAGGCAAGGTTGGCCTTGAGGATTAACTCACCAGGAACCTTGATCACATTTCCTCGGTCATCTAGTACGTTGATTTTCTCACCGGGGTTATCGGGGTCGTTTTGTGTCTTATTGAGTGTACCTCTTTCTATAAGTGTATTTGCCAATACACCAATCACTACTGATTTAGTGGGCATATCACCTTCTGACCAACCACGTCCAAGTAGGGGTGAATCTTCAGTCTCTTCGAGACTTCCTGACTCATAGTTGGCTCTTATTACCAATGGGTATTCGTTTTTCCACCCTTCGAGACCTCCCGTTCTTACTATCGTTACAACACCCTGTTGTAAAAGATATTCTCTAGCGGTGAGTGGTTGGTAATATGTTCCCGTTGGAATACCGAACAATGCGGTTAGTTCTGCGAGACTTGTTACTACGGTTGGTGAGTATGCGGGACCTTTGTTAAAAGGACCTACAATTGCGCCACCTATGGCTCCAATTCCCTCGACTAAATATGTTGAGTCGATTTCGTTGGTGAATACTGCCGGACTTACTATGCGTTCTGCCATCTTATTTTTTCTCCTTGATTGAGTTGTTAATAGTTAAAAATGAAACTTTTAAGATAAATATGTACAAAAAAATCCAAACTTTAATATTTATCCAAAATACTAATGTTTAAGATATACCCCAGACGAAGTATCAAGAGATCCTTCCCCGTATTTTTTATTTAATCGTCCTAAAAACAACTTTTCTTTGTTTTTAAATTGAACCAACGATTCCTTACACTTAACTTGCGTTTCTTTTACTAGCTGAAGTTCGTTCTTTAAAGAAAGTTTGTCAACTTGTAACTCACCCAACCCTAGTAATAAGTTTTGGTATTCGGTGGTCAACTCAAGTAGTTCGGATTGTTCGTCTTCTGAAATATTGCACTGTTTATCTTCGGTCTTTTCCATATATGCTATAATATACCAAAAACTATAACCTTTGCAACAGTAAATTACACAAATTCCAAAATAATCATCTCAAATCCGGGTTTGACTTCAACTTTTATATAACTTTCGGTTTTGTCGTCCAATAAGATGTTGTAGGTTTTACCTGGTGTCATTTCAATTTCACTTGACTGATAGTCCCATATGAAGTGTCGATCATCGGGTGATACAGTTATATCAAAGTTTCTGCCGTCAACATTAATAGTGTACACTTCTAAGTCAGGCCATAATCGTATTACAAACCGACTTGCATCTTGTTTTCGCAGGTAAGCCGTTGGTTTTTTTCTATTTAATATGAAGTTTGTTTCGGACGAAGCTTCTCTTATACTTAAATCCATGGCCATCTCTTCGGCCGAGTGACCAATTGGTGGCTTACCAGACAACCCGGCAGCTGAAGAGGTTGCTTCCGTACCCCACAACACCTTCCTCGTACTCAGTCCACGTTGCACAGTTGTTTTGTTATCAAATACCATAGGTAGTAAATAAGCATTAACAGTCAACGAAAATGTGGATGTGACCACCCGGTCATCATCAGACGGAGTTTCAACCGTGTTAGAAAACGAATCAACACTTGCCCTGAACTTAAATCTCTTAGGGTCACCCCAATAATCTCCCTCGGCAAAATTAAAAATTTCAATTAATTGGTTCATTTGCTGAACATATTCCGCAGACATATTAAAATCATACGTAAGCACAACGTGGTCGGGGAATGTTACATTATGCACTTCCATCAACGGTTCCGCGGAATTAAGTACACTCATTCTGTCATATGAATTCTTACTACTGAACTTTTTAACGAATGGAACCGTTAGATACTTGTTGAAAGTTTGAAATGAATCATCCTTCGCAACATTTGTCCGGGAGAAAATTACCATTGGTCTTTGTAACTGACCCTTGTCATCACGATATACACCATCACTTTGTATTGCACTCCACCGTTCGGGGGATGCATGACGGACAGGAACACTAATTATCGTTCTATCAGAACCTATCACCTGTGGATTTATTACCTTTGTGATATACTCATAAATTATATTATCGATATCGACTAGAGTTATAGCATAATTTCCTAAAGTGTTTACATCGTCTCCCATGCGAAGTTTTTCGGCACGGTTGTCGGAATACAATGCGTGGTTTGACTTTTTCATATTAGACATTGCAGGATCATTGTCAACATATGGAAGATCCTTGGATAAGTCTACCGTAAACTCTTCGTCCGTTTTATGATTTTTCAGAGTAATAAACGGATTGTTTACCTTATCATAGTCCATTACAAATTCCTCGGTAATATATTTAGTTTACTTTTCCGTGTCATGTGGGCATTACACAATAAACTATAATTCTTTTCAGGTTGACCTCCGAGAAATTGATTCTCAACGATATTTGAAATTTCAAAATAAGCATGTTCCCATCCGAGAATATCACCCACTTCCGGGTACACTTCCTTTACTTCGCACAATTTTTGATGAAATCTAAAAATAGTTCCTTTCTTAACATCAGGTCCAAAACCTTCGTATGAAGTTGATTGTGGATCAGATTCCACCAAGCACGATGTTTCCATCCCAGTATAATAAACCTTATCCACAGATTCTCCATAAACCGATGGTTGCGTTTTCTCGGGACTAATTTTATAAACGACCACCATCTGCTCAATTATATCAAGCATAAGTTCTCCGTTTAGGCTGTTCATAAAACGAACATCTCTACGTGAATAGTATCTCCCCCGTGAATTTTCCATCACCCAATATACACAAAGTTTGGTACTTTTCTTAAATTCTCTTGCAGATTATCAGCAACTTGATTCAACTGTTCACTTGTAGTGCTTCTACTTGTCACCTCTAAGTCTTCCCTCAGTTCTGTAATGAGTTGTTCCTTTTCTTGTTGGGCCTCTGCTCTTAATTCTGCTCCATCTAGTGATGTTTCTCCACCCGGAATAGGAATACTTTGATACTTAGCACGAATTGCACCAAGGAGTTCTTTGCACAAAGACAGATAATACTTCATTATCCACCTCTTACCTACATCGTTGATACTACCGAAATTATGAAATTGATAAGGTACGTTGCTGACATCTGTTACATTTGATGCAGTCGGCATATTTTTATCTGTGGTTGATCCATCATCGATACCTGATGTAGTTTCAGTTGCAACTACTTGTTGTGTGGTCTCCTCCGATACCTCAGTCTGTGTTTTTGGCATGGTGTTAAACTCATCCGCATCAACATAACCTTGGACGGCTGCTATATCCCTTTCTCGTTTATATACGTAATCAAACCACAATTTAAAATCTTTCGTGGGAACTGGTAATATGGTAAGTTTATTATTGATGACCTCAAACCCATACGCACTGCGTCTAAGTTGCTCATTAAATTCAATTGCCTGTAATCTCATAAGGTCCTCATTCACAGGATGCATTAAAAACTGAGTTCCTACTGGTGACATACCATTCCAACCAAACTCATTGAGCATATTTGACATCGACATACCAGAATTTGACATCGGGTCGTACATTTTATTTAACGCAGGGGGAGGGTGGTGCCAGATGCGTTTTACCTCAATCCGCTCTTGTCTTTTTTTTCCAGTTTTTGCGTCAATATAATATTGATTAAACAAACCCTGAAGATCATATGTCTGCACTCCTTTTTTTACCTCAAGTGATTGCTTTCTCCAGTCAACATTTCCACCCGCACCGACTTCAGCACCGTATGCCTCTGCAAGTTTTAAATAGAATGGCAATGGTTGAGTTTGCATCACAGATGTGGTTAAGTTCACACTCGTAGTAGTTCCCTTTAGACTATAAAGGTTTTGTTTGATTGAAAATTGATTAACTTGAGAGCTGTATTCCGTTATCGCTTCCTCGAAACATGCGTAAAATTGTACATCTATCATTTCCACATCAACGATTGGATATCCCAATCGTTTTGCGGCCCAATCCGCTGCTCTTGGTGCGAATGACACAAAGGATGGGTCATCGTCAAAAAAAGCAAATGGAGTTTTTCCAACGGGAGAGGTCACTACTCCGTCCCAACGGATTCTCTCTAGTTCAAATGACTCTTCTTCATTGTTATCTGTATTGTCAGTATCCATTGTCTATAAATATATGTCTACAACGTTAATCGTTATAAATAAAAGAGGGGTTCAAAAGAACCCCTCTTAAATTTTTTGTTATTCCAAACAGAATTACAGATCGTCTGTACCTGAAACGGTAAGTTTTCCGTAGAATTCTGGACGAACCATCTTCTTGGCATAACGGGTCATTACACCACGACGTGGAGTAAAGTTGACCGGATCGTATACCAAAGGAGTTTGGATGAGCGGAATGTACGGAGCATAAACTGCACCTGTTTCAAGGAAGTTTGTTCCTCTGAATCCAATAAGAACGTCACCACTTGTCATGTATGGGTTCTTGTAAACTTGGAAACGATTGTTCAACTGACCGACCTTAGTAACACCCATTGCAAACTGAGACTGATTTCCGTCAGTGTCAACTGCATATCCTGGGATACTTTCAAGCACCGTAGCAACTTGTGGAGAACAAACCAAGAAGTTTGCACCACCACGAAGAGTCAACTGATGAATTGTGTTACTCACCTTTTGAATCTTTGTACCGAGACGTTGAAAATATGTCCCTTGAGTGTCACCACCTGTAAGTCCACCTGCTGGAGTTGCATCGAAGTCACCACCGTCTGTGTGTGCGTTAACGATAAGCATATCGAGAATTTCCAAATCAATTTCCATTGAAACATACTCGGAGAGCAACGAAGTCAATTCTGCTTCGGCATCAATGCTATGATACGCATTCAAGTCTTGAGCAAGTTCTGGTGTCCAGACTGCTTTTAACTTACGTGTCTTCGCAACGATTGGCTCACTTTTGAGTTCCAAGTTGACTTCAGGAATCCCGACGTCCTTGGTAAGACCTGTATCGGCTGCATCAGCTGATGCTCCAAGGTTGTCTTCAAAATCACCACGATTTTCTGCGGTTGTGGCCGCATGGTAATGTAATGTTCCGACTGCGACTGCTTTGTTTTCACCGTCAAGTTGAGATTCACTTCCGTCAGCTGCAACAACTTTAAACGCACGAACGCCTTCTAAGTCTGCATCCGCTGGGATAGCATCACCTACATTGACATCAATTTGCTTGTCGTTAAGTGAGTAACCGTGACGACCTGCGCCATAGAGACCACCTTCTGCTTTGTCGGTTGAACCCAACTTTGCATCAGCTGAACCACCGAAAAGGCTTCCACCTTTTTGAAGTGACTGCTCTGTTCCATACTTGAAGTCCAAGTAGAAAATCAACCCAGATGGGAGATTCATTGGTTGAACCGAAACGAATTCCTTTGATGCGATTTCTGCGAACACACGGCGAACGAGAGGAAGGGCAACGCCACTCCATTCTTCGTTACCTCCACCTGTACCGGTGCGTGATGCTTCGTCGATCAACTGCTTTGCTTGGTTTTCCAGAAGAATGGACATGCCACTCTTTTCGGTATCGGTTGCGATACCTTCTAAAAGTCCAGTTTTTTCCCACTTAGACACAAGACCACGTGTTTCTGACATGAGTCGTGCTTGAGGGTTCTGGCTTTCGCTTAATAATTTACTGATTTCACTCATTGTAATTTTCCTATATTAATGTTTTTTTGATTGATCAAACAATTCCTGCAAGTTTCTTAAAACGATTGGCAAGTTGATTGCCTTCCGTTAAAATCTTCTTTGACGGTTTTGTAGATTTGATTGGTTTAGATGCCATCCCTTCTGTCAATGTCCGTTTGGACCTAGCACTTGTCTTTGGTTTTGCAACCGCAGTTGTTTCTTTAGTGCTTGAACGGAAGGACTCACCCAACGTTGCGTAAACGAGTTTTGCTTCACGAACATTCTTCGTGAGATCAAAGCTTTCTACGACTTTCAGTTTTTGGTCTTCGGTTAATACATGATGCTTAAACAATTTATTTGTATAAAGCAGTTTTGCATTAAGAAGATTAACTTCATTCAACTTACCACGCAAATATGTGTAAACCTTGCGGTATTCTTCATTTTCTTTTTGAAGCTTGGTGTTTGATACCTTTAATTCCTCAATTTCTTCAGAACTTTCGTCCTCCTCGTCTTCCAAAGATTCATCTTCTAGTTCCTTAAGGATTTCTTCCAAGTTGATTTCGTCATCGTCTTCTGCGGTGTCTCCATCTTGGTTGCTATCCTCAACATTTTCAGTTGGGAATGCGACCTCTTCATCATCTTCAGTAGCAACTGGTTCATCAGATTCGTCACCAGCAGGTGCGTCTTCGTCAACGATTTCAATATCAATATCTTCGTCAATGTCAGCAACTTTTTCTAGTTCTTCATCTTCTTCACCAACTGATGCACTTTGAACTTCGGTATCATCGGGAAGATCTTCATCGTCACTATCAGCAACGTTGATATGTTCTTCACCACCTGTACCTAATTCGGATGAGTCGGATTGTTCTTCGAGTTCGTCCTCGTCTGTTTCTGATGCAAGATCGTCTTCAAGTTCTTTAATAATTGAATCCAAATCAAACGCATCTTCTTCAACTGCTTCGTCTTCATCCTCGTCGGCAGATAATTCTGCTTCAAGGTCATCCTCAACAGCGACTTCTTCTTCGTCAGCAGGAGCTTCTTCAGCTTCTGGTTCTTCGGCAGGTGCTTCAGCAGCGGGTTCTTCATCCGCAACTACGTCGTCAACTTCGTCTTCAACTTCCTCGTCATCCTCAAGTTCAAGTTCGTCATCCTCTAGGTCTGACTCTTCTTCCTTAAGCTTCTTAGTAAGCATACTTTGCAAACGTGGTGCGAATGCTTCTTCGAGTGCAAGTCTTGCATTGGCAAGAGCTGTTTCACGAACTGCTTTGGCATCGGCAATAGCCTCTTTTAATAATTTACTCATGTTAATTAATTCCTATGTGTTTTCTAAAGTCATTGAGGACTTTAATATAGTCTTAAAACCTTTTTCGCTTCCAATTTATTGTGGAGGCATTTTGATAGATAAATATATACTTACATACAAAAATACTAAAAAAATTAAAAAAATTATAAAAAAAAGGTGACTTTGTCACCCTTTTTCCGTTATTTTTAGTTTTAAATTTAGTTTTACTACAATATTTTTTTATTTCCAAGCATTCTATCAAGTTTTTCGGAGAGTGTGATTTTGGACCAATTCTCACGAACCTTGTAGGTTTTGCCTGCAACTTCGAATTCAGTTTCACCGGCTTCCTTGGCCTTTGCCACCGCATCGCCGAACGCGTTACCTTCTTCAACGTCATCTTCGCAAGTTTCGCATACATCTTCTTCAAGTTCATCGTCATCTTCTTGGCCAGTAAACTCTTCTGTGTCTTCGTCAACACCGAGGTCACTGAGAATTTCTCTTAACTTATATGTCTTCCCAGAAACTTCAAATTCCGTTTCATCGTTTTCTCGGGCTGCTTTGACGGCCGCACCGAATGCATTGCCTTCTTCAATTGCGTCCTCGTCATCCTCTTCGGTTGACTCACCTTGGTCACCTTGCTTTTTAAGAATTGCCTTCTTCAAAGGTTCTGGTAATTTTTCTTGAGCAGCGGTTAAACCTTCGTCAACATCTTCGTTTTCATCGTCAGATGAATCGGAATTACCTTGCTTTTTAAGAATTGCCTTCTTCAAAGGTTCTGGTAATTTTTCTTGAGCAGCGGTTAAACCTTC